CGTCCCCATGATCTGGGTAGCATCCTTCTTCCCTACGAAAGCATCGTGGACAAGGGTAGGGATAGTAGCAGGGCCATAGCGAGTCGCAGTGGCGTTCGGATTCCCTGTGACAGTCGCGGCCATCTTGTCCATAATATGCGGATAAACGAAGAAGGAAATGAAAGCAGTCGCAGCGATCTGATCCAAAGCCTTAGCTCGTTGAAGGGCATTAAGTCCCTTGTCGGTTCGAGTAAGGTCAGTAAGCATATGGCCGTAAGAAGCCATACGGCCATAGTCGTAACGTCCAAAAGCAGCGATGGCCGGATTACGGAGCGCAAGACTAAGACCACGACTGCCAAGCACTCGATTGGGAACACGATAGTTCGGCACGTGCTTTTCCACGTCCGCCACTGCCTCTGCCACTGTATACCCCGCACGTTCCTTCTCCAAGTAGGCTTGCATCATGATGACATCGTTGGTGAACCAGAGCGACTTACGGGATGTGCCGTAGACGGCCTTGACCCATGCGGCGGGGTTGGCGTAGCCGAATGACTTTGCCAACGAGCCCGCTGCCGGATCGGAGCCGACCTTCTTCAACACCGTCTCGAAGAAGTCATTCGTGTAGACACTCGGGTACATCAACCCCGCACCTTCATTCAGGTACTTCATGTAATTGTGGTCCTTATTCCAGACTGCTTTCCATGCGTCGACAGTGGTGGTGGTCAGGTTCGGGTTCAACGCCCTGCCTGCCTCTTTGCCCAGCGCCACCACATTGCCCACCAGCCCCTTCGCCACGACCGAGTGCGTCAGCACGTTCATGATGTGAGTGAGCGGGTTGAAGAATAGACTCCCCACCACAAACCGAGTCAACTTCCCAAGCCTGTCGACAAGATCACCGTGTACCGTGCCCTTAAAGTCTTCAAAAGTTTCCGCCATCTGCGGATGCATCTTCCACCCTTCGAACTGACGCGTCCCTGGCATGTCAACAGTACGCCAGTCTGCGGGCGCGGCCGACGTTGCAGGCCTTGCCATTTGCAGGAACTCAGGCGTGGTCTTAATGTTCTCAATCGCTTGCGCATTGATGAGGGCCTTCTGCATGTCGACGTTCGCTTGGACAACAGCAGCAACCGGGTCCTTGTGGTATCGAGAGTTGGTGTTGGCCTCGATTTCCTTGACGGTTGCATCGCCTTTCTTTGCCCACGTTGCACCTTGAACTGCGACTCCACCTTTGCCATCTTCGACTCCACTCGCAATGCGCTGGTTGTTCTTATAGAGGATGACCCGATCCGTCTGCGGGTCCGTGACACCGATGAGTCGGTCGCCGCCAGGGGACTCGACAGCGAAGGTCGTCCGCTCCTTCAACTCGGGCGCACCAGTCGCCAGTGTCTTGGGCTTAGTCTTGACATCCATAGGCGCATCGAAGTCCCCGAAGAGACCTCGTGTCGGCTTATCCATCGGGCGCCGGGTTATGTAGTTCGCTTGGTCCGGTCCCACGTCGATGCCGTAGTCGTTCTTGAGCCGGTCTCGGAGGAGCGCCGTCTTTTTAGCCACCGGATCAAGCACGTTTTTCTTCCAAGCAAGCGCATCCGGCGAGAGTTTAGACGTGTCCCCACTATCATAGGCATGGAAGATGTCCTCCTTGATGGCGGCGTAGTTGGCGGGAAGTTGCTGGTCGACACTCGCCATCCACTTGGTCATGATGGCGTCAGTCTTTCCCTCAGCCCGAGCGAGTTGATGGCTCACGTGTCGAGCCGATTGCCCCGCAACCATATTGGCATGTGCCGTGTCTTGGGCACCGAGCAGGAACTTCGCCACCGGGTCGAGCGCATCCTGAAGAGTCTTGCTCCGGGTCAGCCCAACAGGCGCAGCCATCTGCGTGATCGTATCAATCGTCGGGTCCCACTTCGATGGAATGCCCAGTTGATGGGCTACCTGTTTGGTAGGGTCTCCCAGCAATCCCTGAGTCACACTCGTCACCGGAGAGAAAGGCAGACCCAGCGCATCAAGAGCGGTATGAAAAGCCCCCTTGATGGAAGGCTTCTGCACCAACTTCCCGATGTCACTGAACAAAGTCTTGGCATCCTGCGCCATGAGGTCCACTGCCCTGTCTGCCGGATGCATAATGGCGTAGAGCGGGTCTCCAGGCTGGGTCTCCCCCTCGTGGAAGAAACCGGCTTGTGCCAGTAACGGATGCTCCTTCGAATCCTTCTGCGCCTGTTGCATCTGCTGTTGCTTCTGTTCGACGGGGCTAGGCTTCTGCGCAGCGGCAGGAGGCGTAGGCCCCTTCGACAGCGACGATAGAGCAGGAGGTGCATCATCCCCGAACAAGGCGGATGCCGGTGGCTTCCACTTAGTCATCAGACCGTTGACGTAGTTCTTGGTCTCGTGGTTATCGAGGTTGCCGTTAGGCCCTGCGTTGTAACGAGCGAGTCCCTTGGCGACATCGCCACCTGAGAGGTCGATCATCTTCTTCAGGTAGGGGGCACCAGCATCCGGGTTCTTAGGGTCGAACGGAGCCAGCCCAAAGCCTGGACTCTTCGCAGTCGAGGGCATCACCTGACTCGCCCCCACCGCACCCTTCTTCGAGACGGCGTCATTCCGGGTGTTGCTCTCCTGCTCCTTCACCAAAGGCCACAGCCCCTTAGGCAACCCAGCCGCCTCACCCGGATCGGGCGGCGGACCAAACACATCGTTAGCGGTAGGCAGTGCTTGTGCCATTATTGAACCCACCCTTGTTTACGTGCATAGGCGATAGCATCATCTCGGCTGATCTTCTTGTCCTTGACGGCTTGCTGGAGAGAGAGGACCGAGTCGAACTTGCCTGCGGTTGCGGCAGGCGGCAACGGCTTACCCTGTGCTTGCGGGCCTGCTTTGGGCTGAACCTTCGGCGGGATGTGGGAGTACTGAGGATCGCTGCCGAACATGCCATTGCCGCCCGGAACAGAAGGCTTGAACAGCCCTTCCTTATCCATCTGCTGCATCGTCTCTTCCAGCGCTTGGTCGTAGTCCTCGGGCTCGTAGGTCGAGCCTGCGGGAGCATCCTTCAAGTCCTGAGACAACTTCAACTTCGTCCGCTGCGCCGCCATCGTGGCTACCGTATCGCGGAGGTTAGTCGGCATGTTGGCCGTGCGGTCATCGGTTGCGAAGACGCCCTTGGCCGCATCGAGTTCCGGCTTCTGCACCTTGGCCGCATTCGCCGCCTGACGAGCCGTGTCCCCGAGCTTGTGCATGTCGAGTCCTTCCTGCGCCCGCTGGTCCCGAATGGCGTCCTCACCCACCTTATGATGTTGCATGAACTCCGCATCCTGGGTGCGCTTCTGCTCAAGGTTGAGCTTCTGGATGCTGATGCCAAGGCCCTGGTCGAGTTGAGACAGGCGAGCACTGCGGTAGGAGTTCAATCCCTTGTAGGCTTGCTCCTTATCGGAGGCCGTGGTCTGCTGGGCGGCGGTCATCGTCGACTTGGCGATCTGCTGAAGCTTGGGCGCATCCTGCTGATAGTCACCCGTCAGGTTCAACGTCGAGATATCCACACCCGCCGCCTGGAGTTCCGGCAGTGCAGCGTTGTAAGCCTCTTGCGAATCAACCGCGCTGAGGATGCCTCCTACCGCCTTCATCTTGTTCTGCTGGTTGGACTGCTGGAGCTTGCTAGTCTCGGCGGCACGATACCCCGCCATCGAGATAGACGACAGCAGAGAGCCCGCCTCCTTGACATTGCCCGTCTTGAACATCAGACCAGCGGTTGCCTGAAGTTTAGGCAGCATGTCGGGCGTTGGGTTGGATGCCGCATCGGTTGCCGTCAATCCCGCGCCGGGTCCCCAAATCTGCTGCATGCCATCCTGCATCGACTTCTGATTTGCCAACTCCACCTTAGCGGCCTCGTTGGTTGTCTTCAGATAGTCGGTGCGTGCCTTCTCCTGCTCCGCTTGGATGGGCGCCGAGTAGCCTCGGAATGCAATATCAAACAAAGAATCAGCCATGCTTAGTCACCTCCTCCAGAACCACCACCTTCCCCACCATCTCCACCGCCGTCACCACCATCGCCGCCATCTCCTTGCCCACCGCCGTAGGAGCCTACTCCTGTGCCTGCGCCGGGACCGCCGAGGGCGCCGGAGTCTGTTCCTTGTCCGCTGCTGGCCGCGCCTTCAGCATTGGCGCCCGAGTCCGCCGACTGGCCGGGGCCTGCGAAGCCTGCCGTGTTGGCACCGACTCCAGCGACACCAGATGTGGCACCGAGGGCCGCAGCGTTGGCATTGGTCTGCCCCGCCGACATTGCGTTCGAGTCGCCGCCTGGAGCGTTCTTGACTGCTGTCTTGACGCCGAGGCTGAGGGCGAGCCCGACGATACCGCCAATCGGCCCACCGATAAGGCCCCCAATTGCCATGCTCCCGATCTGGCCCATTATACCGCCCATGACCGAGCCGAGAGCGCTTGAATCGCCGCCAAACTGGCTGGAAGCTGTCCCCCCTACTCCTGCACCATGCCCGCTGCCAGCAGCCCCGCCACCGCTGCCCTGGTTGGCTGAGCCGCCCTTGCCGTTCACAGCGGACCCCGCCGACTGAGTTCCCCCCAACGCCGTAGTCAGAAGGTTCCCCAGGTTCGAGTTCACCTGATTGGAGTTGTACCCATTCCCCCCATACAGCGCCTTCAAGTTCTGTATCGAGGCGAGGGGGTTAGCACTGGGGTCGTTCTGCTTGACGCTCAGGGCTTGTGTCAGAAAGTTATCCATCACAGCCCCAAGAGAGCGCTCAACCCATCACTCACGCCGGAGTCAGTACCGCCCGACAGGAGGGACTCGAAGCCGCCACTTGCAGAAGAGCCGAGGGAACTATCCAGCCCATCCACTGTCAGACCGCTCAATGCCCCCTGAGCGGAGCCACTGCCGAAGAGACTGGACAGGCTGTCAGAGATGCCGGAGGAGTTGCCGCCGAAAAGGCTGGACAACAAGCTGCCTGCGCTGCTGCCCAAAGCGGACCCTGCTCCCGTGATACCGGCGCCGATGTTGCCGAGTGCGGTGTTCGTGTTGGCGAACTGGCCCGAGAGAATCTGCCCCGCTGCTCCCGGCGAACCTGTGGTAGCCCCGCTCAACTGGCCCAAGGAACTCAACAACCCCTGATTGGCATTGTTGATGTTGCCAGTCGAGGCGTTGTAGAGGGACCCTGCTCCGCTGATCTGGCTCATGAGGTTGCTGGCCGTGTCCTGCTGATTCGTGACAGCGGCGCTGTTGAACCCCATCTCGTTCTGCTCTTGTTGTTGGAGCAAGGAGGCTTCACCTTGGTTCTGCGCCAACCCTTGGTTGAAGGTCTGCCCCTGCAACGCGGCCTGCTCTTGCGTGGCTTGGAGGTTCTCGTTGTTGGCGGTCGTCGAGCCTGTGACCAGATCGTTGAAGGTCTGCTGGTAGGCGCCGGAAGCGTACTGCTGCCCGTACTGTTCGAGTTGGGTAAGAGCCGCGCCCGAGACAGCCGTGCCACTGGAGGCAGCACTGCGAGTAGCCGAGTTGAGCCCGAGTTGGTACTGCGCCTGGATGGCGGGGTTGCTCATGTAGTTACCGGCGAGCGCAGACAATTGGCTCGTGAGGTTTGAGCCTGCGTTGTTCTCGGAGGCGGTCGTCGACCCGGCGTTAGTGTTCAACCCGGCGATACCACTGATCTGGCCGTTGAGTGCGGAGGTCAGGTTCTGCGCCGTGGAAAGAGCCCCCGGATCACCAGTGACAGCAGTGTTGGCCCCCATCAAAGCGTTGCCCGCCCCTGTGGTCAACTGTGACCCGGCAGTGGCTTCGGCGCCCGTGTTAGCCAACTGCCCGCTCACCATCGGCTGGTAGTTGGCATACTGTCCGCCGAAGGGGGAAGCCGCAGCAGCGCCCGCCGCAGCGTTAGTCCCCGCCGAGCCGAGTTGCGAAATGCCCGCAGCACCACTGAAGATGCCCGAGAGAAGTTGTGCCAGCGAAGATGGGTCCATTTTAGAAGCTTCCCAAAATAATTTCTAACTCAAGGGCTTCGGCCCGGAATGCTACTGGTTCAGTGTGGCGAATCTTGAATGCCCTGCGGCGGAACCTGCCTGCCGGTGTCACCGTTGCCCGTTGCCCTTGCTGCGTACTCATGAAGCGGCTAGACGAATACGACTGGTAGTCGTTATCCGAGTAACTCACCATCACGTTGAAGGACTGGATGTCCGCGATGAGGGTGATACGGCGGCAGACCTTCCACTGGCTTATGCCGCCATCGTACCGGTCGGTGATGATCTGGAGGTCGATAGGTCCACCGTTGTCCGTCACGTCAGTCGAGTCCTGTACGTAGATGGCGCCGCTCGTCGGGTCCTGAAGATAGTCCAAGTCCATCACCTGGGCACTGGCGACCGGACGGAAACAGTTCTCCGAGAAGTTGGCGAACCCAGCATTGCCAGGATTCCCTGCCGGAGCCGTACCGATCTGGTACGTGAACGTGTTGGTGTCGACTACCGTGATGTTGAAGATGCCGTTGTAGTCCGGGATGACGGCGCCCTGGATAACGACAGGATCGCCATCCGAGGAGCCGTTGTTGGGCACCACTGCCGTCACCGTGCCATACGGGTCCGCTTCCAACAGCGTAACCTGCTGAGTCGGGTTCTGCGTGTTGGACGTGAAGATGGTCCACAGGCCCGAGTCGAACGAATAAACGAGCGTGATGTTAGTCGTGCGCAAGGTCAACACGTAGCAGCTATGGCCGTACTGATCCACCGAGAACGCCGAGATGTTATTCAACGGATCGTTCTGGAGGATACGGTCGACGAACGCTGTGCTGATTTTCACCGGCATATAGTTCTGGATCATGTAGACCGAGGCACCTTCACGCCGGGTCTGGCCGATCCACACGACCGAGTTCTGCATCTCGATCACCGACTCGCCAGCGGCGCACCCAACCAGCGAAGGCAGGGACGTGTTGGGCAGGAGCGGGGAAGCGGGCGGCGGTACACCCGCATCCGCGAAGAACTCCATGCTCCACACACCGAAGCCCACCACGTAGTTGAGGTACTTGGCAATCGCCACCCCACCGTTTGGTTCGTTCTCCATTGCAATGAAGCCTAAGGCAGTCCACGTCGAAGGGTCGTTCTCTGCCGAGTTCCAAATCTGCCCTTCGGGGTCCATCACGAAGAAGAAGGTATCGAGGTAGACGATGCCAGGGACCGTGACGGTTGGGTAGTTAGGAACGTTCGACAGCTTCGTCAGGGCGTTCAGGTTCGAGTTGAACGAGTACAGGTCATGCGTCGACTTGAACACCAGCAGGGGCGTGGTGATCGAGGTAGCGGTCTGAGTGAAGTGGTAGAAGCCGCCTGCTACGTTAGGGGCCAGGGCCACCGTCAAGCCGGTGAAGTCGACCAGCCACACGTCATCGTAGAAGGTGGAGGTTGCCGTGGCTTCCCCACCAATCTCCCAGAGATTGCCGAAGCCGAAGAAGGCGCCGCCACTTCGTACCGGCCACCCCGCCGAGAAGTTGGTGCCCGTATTCTCGAAGGTCACGCCGTCCGTGGTCGACCAGATACGTTGAACGTCAGAGCCGGAGGCGCTGTATTCGAGGAGGTAGACGACACCGTTCAGGGTAGTGGCCTGGAGTTGTTTGGCCCCGCCGTTGGAGGTGCCGTCCAGCATCGCATAGGCGCCAGCATTGAACCCAACGTTCAGGCCAAAGGCTACGTTCGGGGCTCCCGTGTAGCCGCTTCCGACGTTGCCGAAGGTGACTTGTACGTAGGGTCCGAGGGCTGACTTGTCCCCATCCCCATCGTCATCAAAGTCTGTAAAAGCATAAGCTGTTGCTCCCGTGCCGCCAGTGCCACCAGAAACCGTGATCGGGCTCGGGATAGGGAAGTCTTGCCCGTAGGAGTCAAACGCCGCAATAGGCCAAACACCAGATGCCGCAACAGCGAACGGGTTTGAAGATGAGCGGGTCCAAGTAGTGCCATCGGGGGAGGTCCAGCAATCAGAGGTTGCAAAGTGGAAAGGGTCCGACAGTTGTCCGCCGACGACCGTCAGCTTGGTGCCCATCCAGAAGAAGCCGAGGTTCGAGCGGGCAACCCACGGGGCTTCCTTGGCGCACTGCGTCCACGAGACGCCGTCAGGGGAAGACCAGACATCGGAGTAGAAGGTGTTGCCTGCTCCGTTGGAGGCGGGACCGGCTGTACCCCCTGCGATGTACATGAGAGAAGAGGAGGCGGTGACGCCGAAGGAGAACCGAGGGCCGAATGCCGCCGCACTGATCTGAGTCCAGTTGATCCCATCGGGGGTCGACCACACATCCCCGAAGACGATGTTGCCCGAGCCAACACCAGTCGTCCCGCCCATCAGGTAGAGGGTGTTGTTGAAGACGATGACCGAGGCGCCGCCCCTGGGGAACCATGCCGCCGTCCCATTGTTGACCCAGGCCAAGCCATCGACCGACGACCAGATATCGTTCTGTGGGACTCCTGCCGAATTGATGCCACCGAATATCCACAGCTTGCCTTGGAAGCCAACTCCCATAGGCAGTGTGCGGGTAGAGAAGGTAGCCGACCCTGTGACCTGTTGAGCGGTCAGGACGATGGAGGACGCCCCGAACGCATTGAGCGTATCGCCCGAGATGGAGTAGAGGTTGCCGAGGTAGTTGTCGATGCCCTGCCCAATACCTACCGTCCCCTGGAACGCCAACCTTTGCCCCGGCCTTTTGATGACGCGCAGAGTCCCCCGAGTCGACTGCTCGATGATCCCGTTGAGGACCTTCGCATCGGTCGAGGTGGTAGCGTCCCTGTTCTCCAGGGGCTCGACAAGAGGGAAGCGGACTGGCGGTTGATCCATTACCGGCTCCGGGTATCGTAGAGGAACCTGACCGAGTCCGTGTTCTCCTGCGACCAGTTAATCATGTCCTCGTAGGCTTTCGCCGCGCGCTGTTGGATCATCTGGACGCGGTCGAGAGACGTGGCGTATTCGAGGCTGATCTCATTGGCAAGGCACCACGTCAACCCCATGTAGCATTCCTGGGGGAAGTCGACCGGGTCAGTGCCAATCTCGACATCGTTCAGCGTCACGAGGCCAATCATCCGCAACGAGTAGTTGTCATCGGCAGGAGTGGGGTAGACGAAGATTTCAGAGTTCTGCGGTTCGATACTCCCGTTGTTGTCATTGAACGGGCGATAGAGCATCGAGTTCACTACGCCCAGGGAGTTCTTGCTTCCGTACATGTTGTACTCTTGAATCGAGAGTTGATCGATGGGAGTATCGAACTGGGTGGGGTTGAACCGGACGAACGCCTGCTGCACCTTCAAGATGCGGGTCGTCACGAGTGAGCCAGTGCCGGTGGCATACGGCCCAATCTGATACGTCCTCTGTCCCGCCACCAGCGGCAGCACCGTCTCGACCACCTTCCACATAGGCTGGCCCTGGAGTATCCACGCCTTAATCATCATATTGAAGGCGAGACTCACATACTGGTAGTCTTGGCTGGTCGGCGGGTTCGTGGCGTCGTAGGTGCCACAGAGCCTCAGAGCCCTGTTGATGACATCGTCCCGGCTAACGCTAAAAGTGGTGCTCATCTCAACTCGCTGCGTAGAGGATGTAAGAAGTGGTCGAGCCGTCGCCAGTGGCGAACTGGAATTGAACGATAGTCCAGAGAACCAGAGCGTTGTCTTTCCACGTGCCTGACCATGTCAACACATCACCTTCGTTGGGGGAAGACGTGAAGGTGAGGTTGCCGAAATTGGACGTGAGGTTGTAGTCGACACCGGGCGTCTGGAGGATGCGATTGCGGTAGACGGCGGGAGTGCCGATGATGAGGTTGCCGTACTCGACGCCCTCGGTTGGGGTGACGCCGTCGCCAGGGTTGGGGGTGCCGCCGAGGATTGCAGGACCGGCGCCGAGGCCGAGTTGGCCGAGAGGCAGGAAGACAGGCCGTACCTCGGGCTGGGTCCAGGGCGGCGCCTGCTCGTCGGGCACACCGCGAACGAAGTCCTGGGGCTGGCGCGGTTCCCAGTCCTCCTTGCAGACGTAGACGCCGTCCCACCGCAGACGCAACTCGCTGGCCTTGCGCTTGAACCCGCAGACCCGGCAGATAGCGTTGTAGTCGCCCAGCTTGAAGTAACCCCGATTCCCGCTCATGGCAACGTCACCCCCGCATTGATCCCCTGGCGAGCGGTCAAGGTCACGTTCGCAGCGGCGCCGAGTTCAGTGCAGCAGGGGTTGCAGAGCAGGACAGATGGGATCACTGCGACGAGATTCGAAGCGGCGCCAGCCAGGACGGGGGTATTGAAGTTCGACTTGTTGAGGCTTTGATTGCCACACACGTCGCAGATGTAGAACAGTTGAGTAGCCACGAGTACGCTCCATAAACTAGGAAAAGCCCTCGGGGAGAGGGCTCACTACGTAGACTCGTTGCGGGATTATACCGCAGATTTTAGCAGGAGGTGAATTGGTCCGGGGAGGCATGAACCAAAAGAGTCTGGTTCCTGGCTTCAATCAAGCCGGGGTGGAAAGCTACAATACGTACTTCGATACCTTTCCACAGGACACGTTCCCCTACCCGAAGAGGTTCTGGCGCAACCCCCTCCGTCACAACCGATAAGGCAATGGGATTTGAATACAGGCCCATATAACCTCCTACGAAAGCGTAACCGTTACGCCAGTGGGCGATTGGTAGGTAGCAGGCGGCACGACCACAGCCGGGACCGTAAAGGCGGTTGTCACGGGATTGCCAAGAGGCGCTACCCCATTGACTGTCATCAGGCCATTGGCTTGAACAGTGACCGTGTAGTCGCCTGGGTTCAAGGCGGTAGCGAAGGTGCAGGTGTCGGTGGTAACCGACTGCGATTCAATATGCCCCGTGCCTGCGGCATGATCCAGGCTGAACACATAACCCTCAAATGACGCAAATCCGTCCGGAAGGTCTGCGGTTTCGGTGGTGATAGTTGCAGTAGCGATAGCCATAAATTACTCCTAAGTTAAGCCCCGCCAACACTGATGGGGCGGTACTTGACAGTTTGAAGCATCAGGGTCCAGGTAACTGTACCCGCTGCCAGGGCATCGATAACGATTACCGAAAAACTAATGGCCCCTGTCACACCAACACCGGCATTATTTTGCAATCCCCCGAACCACTTGGCTTCTATCTTACCCCGGCCTGACAACTCTGTGATGAGGATAGGTGTGGTGGCATTCCAGTACAACTGGATAGCGATGCCGTCCGAAATGGAATACTGAATGCAGTCAATGCGCAAGCGGGTGGCCGGGTGTAATCCGCTCATGCCAGGGTTCATGTCACTCAAGGACCCGTTAGTTGGGTCTTGAATAATCGTAAACGCTGGCAAGGCGGGTGTTGGAGCCGTGTCATCCCCTGTGGTTTTTGTAACCACATTACGCGGCCCATCGATTTCAATCTGAGTCGCATTCGAGGCCATCTTACCGCTCCTTCTGGGCTTGGTGGAAGTACGCCAGACCGGCGATGATAGCTCCCGTGGCCCCGTTGCCGAACACTATCGTCGGAGACAGTGGGACAGTCGGAAGAGTCGGCGCCGTCAAGCGGGCTACACAACCAGCGTTGTTCGGGCCGTTCGTGGTGCCGATGTTCGACTGCGGTACGAAGCCAACCAACTGCGTATCGGCGTAGAACTCTACGTCACCTTGGCGGGTGATGTAGATGGCGAGGTCGAAGTAGGTTGCGTTGGTCAGGGCAAGAGCGCCCAGAGGGATGTTCACCGAGACCGTGGCCGAAGCCACCGTCACGTTGCCCACCAGTTGTACGCCACCAGCGGCCTTGCTGAAGTACACGCCATTCACCACCGTAGGGGTGGCCGGAGCCGCAAACGTCGCAATCAAGCCAGCCAGAAACGTCTGGGTGGTTACGTTCGCCATCTGAAAGCGGCCTTCCCAGAACACCTTCTTCGGGGGGGTGTTGACAGTGAAACCGCCCACCGGAGTTTGCACACCAGCAAAGGAACCGGCAGCAACCAGCGTGGTGAAGGAAGCAATGCCACCATCACCGGCAACTACAGCATTCGTCGGCGTGGTTCCGATATTGACATAAGCCCCGGTGATCCCCAAGCTCTGGTCGAAGTCATCGACAAAGGCGTGGTAGAACAACGGGTTCCAATTGCCGCAATCAGCGAGAGGTTGGAACGGGGCATCAGGCGTGCCGCCCGAAGTCTGCCGAACCGGAGGTTGAGAAGCTACTACGGCCATGACCGCTCCTTAGATTTGGGGCTTACCGTTCTTGAACGGATGGGCGATTGTCTTTGCACCGAGGCCAGGGTTGCGCTTCGACACGGGCGTTGCCGTCATCGGCACTGCCTTGAAGGGAGTGTTGGGGAGGGACACGCCTGCTGCCTGCACGCCCAGCTTGTAATCTTTCCGATTGCGAGAGTCGGCCATGATCTATTTCCGTTTGGACTTGCGGGCAGTTGAGAGGGCCACTGCGACGGCTTGCTTATTCGCCTTGGCCTTCCCGAACTTCTTCGCCGTCTTGGCGAACGTCTTGCCCTTGTGGAACTCAGAGATGTTCGAAGAAACCGTCTTCTTCGATGAACCCTTTTTCAGAGGCATGACGTTCTCCAGATTACGGCCCGTTCGACCCGAAGAGACCACGAGGATCGGTCCAGAAGAACGAGTACCGTTCACGGGACTTCGCCTTGGCGTTGTCGGTGTCGAAGTCGTTGTCCTGCTCGAATGAGATTGGGACACGGGTGTAGGACTTAAGGCCGTCCGGGCAGTTGGTGCGGAGGAACCACGCATGCGGCGACGTGAGGTAATGATTCACGTGGATGCCGCCTGGGATGGCGCCAGTAGCCTTGATGACGTTGATGTCATTGTTGGCCGTGCCCGGTTGGAACACCGACTTCATGATTCGGTTGGCATTGAACCATTCCTGACGCGGAACGATCAAGCGTTGCGGCATGATGTTGATGAGGTTGCCCACGTCATCCGCCGTACCCATGATCTGGATGATGAGGTCTTCGAGCGACGCTTCCGACAAGTCGGCGCCCACTGCGAGCATGTTCGAGAACGAACCGCCCGAGGTGTTCGGGTGAGCCACGTTCAGCAAGCTCACTCCGTCGCCGCCGTTGAAGCCGGTGGTGAACGCGTTGTTGTAGATGTTCGCTGCGACGTTCTCTTTGGTCTGGCGGAAGCTAAATGCCAGACTCGCAGCACGCCGCTTGGACACCTTCTCGTAGAGGTCATCCTCCAACTCTTCCTGCGTCACGATGTAGCCGAGGCTGTACGTGAGGTGGACGTAGCGGGAGATGAAGCCCTGGAGTTCCGAGGTGTAGATCGTACCGCCAGACTCGGGCTTGACCGGAGCCAACCCGAAGCCGGTGATCTGGACATCTTCCTCGTAGTTCTGGTGCGAGGTGTCCTGCTCGAAGAGCATCGGCCATTCTTCGGGATGCTCCGCGTAGGTCCGACCCCACCACGCCTTGATACCCGGCCACAAGGCTTTGGGGTGGGTGCCTGTATTGATGATGCCACCAACTGCCATGATGATTCTCCGTTGTGGTTAGGTTTAGACGCCGACAGTGCCAGGAGACGGCTTGCCGTACTGATGCGTGTTGAAGACAACCAACAGCGGCATGTTCACACCGAATGCGACGTTGGGGCGGTAGGGAATTCCGACGATCTTCAGCGGCAGGGTAGCCGTCACAGCGATGGTATCCACCACCGTTGCCGAGAGAGGTCCGATTGTGTTGGCAGGAGCCGTGGGCAAGAACGAGGCGTTGGAACCCACCGTGGTAGCTTGCGCTGCCGCGAGAGAAGCCGAGCCTTGGATTTCAAACAGCAGCGAAGGATCGTCCGCCACCCAAACGTAGTAGTCGTTCAGCTTGGCGGCTGGCACGAACTGGAGGTTCAAGTTGACTGCGGTGCCTTGAGTTTGACCAGCGCCGACACCGATAGGGGCAACCTGCACGCCGACGATAGCGCCGATGGGCAAGCAAGCTGTCTGGGAACCGGTGAAGCCGGTGATGTTCGGGACACCGTTGATGTCCGAACCTTGCGTGGAGCCGTTCAGACCGGCAGCAGGGACCAACTGAACAATGTCGCCATTGTAGTAAGCCTTGGTGTCGGTCGACTGGATGTGGTACAGGTTCGCCTTGCCGTTCCAGGGATTTCCGTCCTGGGTCTGGACCGGCTGGAGGCCATGCGGAGCGGCAGGGTTTGCCATTGTCATTCTCCAGAATTATGAAGTCGTCGAGCCGTAGTCGATGCCACTTTTCGGAATGTAGGCACCTTCCACCGGCGTAGTCGTTCCCGTTCGAATGGCCTTGTCGATTGCTGCGGCCCGCTTCTGGTAGAACGCATCGTTCTCGTTCTTCCATTCCTGCTTGATCTTCATCAAGTAGGCTACCAGCGGCCCGCCCTGTTCGGTGTGCCCTACGATACGGCTAACTCGGTCGCCGGAGTCGGCACTTGCAGCGCCCATTCCCGGCTCTATCTCGACTTCACTCTGGGAGACAAACTCGTATCCGTTAGCCAGGGCCTCATTCACCCTATTGGGATAGTCGTTGATCCAGTGGCAGTATAACCCACTTGCCATAAGTTTGCTGCAATCGACACCAAGCTTCGATCCGCCGATCATCGGACGGCGGGAACGGCCCGCCGTTTCGCGATCTGTGATGGACCGTACTTGCGGCGCGATAGCCTCACGGGTGGGGATGCCTTCGTGCTGGTCTTGCTTGCTCATGATGGTTCCTTACTGGTAGTTGGAGAAGTATTCGGCCTGGGCTTTGGCCTTGTCCATCTTCTTATCGCCCTCGACATAGAAGCCCGCTTTGTAGAAGCGCTCGAACTGAGCTTTGACTTCGGCGGGGAGAGAGTTGAAGCCCTTGCCAGACTTGGCCGGGGTGAAGGAGGAGCCACCGCCGCCACCACCTTCGACCATACCTGGGGCAGGAGATTCGAACTCCTCGAACTGCTTGGCGAAGACCTTGCGAGTCTTCTTGGCAACCTCGGCCAGGACTTGCTTGGGGGTGAGTCGTTCGGCCTGGGGCTTCTTCATTTCCCGATCTTGAATGGATAAAGCTGCGCCGTTGGCGTACTCCACCAGTTCTGGATTCTTGCGGTCGTCGAACCAGGGGTTCTCGGACATCCACTCCTGCACGTCCGGGTGGACAGTAGGGTCTTGCTTGGCAGGAGCCTTGACCTCGGGGATCGAGGAAGGTGCCGCTTTCAACTCATCCATCTGATCACGGAGGTCCTCAGCGGCAAGGGCATCGCCGTTGGCTAGGGCTTCCCGGCGCTGCTCCTTCAACTGCCGGAGGGCGTTGGTCATCGCGTTGTCCTCAACCTTCTTGAGGTACTCCCGGATTTCCTTGACGGTGGCGCCCTGCTCCGTCATCTCTTGCCTAAGGCGGGTAATCTCCGCATCCTTCTTGGCGAGAGTCTTGCGCAGGATCGGGTTGATCTGCTTGCCCCGGTTGACGAAGGTCTCAGCATCGGACCACTCGGCTTCGTCACCGCGCCATTCGGCAAGTGGGACCCAGCCTTGCTCACGAGCTTCCGCCACGATGTGGTCGTCACCGCCACCTTCATCGGCGCCGCCACCACCCAACACATCTTTTATATCAGCCATGTCATTCCCCCAGAACCATCATGATGTCCAAGTCGTGAACGACTCGGTAATTGACCTTGTTCTTCAGGTCGCCTTCTTGAAACAGCCAACCTCCGAACTTGGCAATGCGGACCTTATCGCCCACCTTGACCCAGTCTGCCGGTTGGTCGTGGAAGGCTTGCGCCCCCAAAGCAACCACAGTACCTTCCATCTGTTGCATCTCAGCACGACCTTCCAACGTACCGGGAGCGGCAATGATGATGCCGGACGCAGTCGTTGTTTCGGGCGGGTCCATCAAGATCAGGACCTTGTTACCACTCGGCTTCCACTTCGTTGTCATTGATGTCTTCCTCTTTCTAGATATGACACACAGTTTAAAAGAACTACCTCACTATCTCCGGCATGACCAAGTATCAAATTACAGTTGCTGCAAAACTTACCTCTACATTGCGCTATGCTTGGTCGTCCCATAGGTCCTCTTCATCCATCGTTAGTAAATAAGAGTACACCTCATGCGCACCGATAGCCTTCGCTCTACGAACTGCTTCTTCATGCGGATCATCTAATCCCACGCCACCCCTAAAACGGGCTAGCTCCTCCTCCTCCAACTCCCGGAGGTGCCGCTCCAGCATCGCCTTGACCGCCTGTTGCACCGGATGCGCCGAGAAGAGCACCCAGTCCTCCTCCTCCACCACTACTGTCCTTGCCACCATCGCTCTCCTTATCGTTGCCACCCATCATTGAGTGGAGGATTTTGATTGCCTCCAGCGTTCCCTCTTGCTTGTTCTTCGCGGCTCCGATTTGCGCCTCAATAAGCGCAATCTGATGCCCAGTATCCACACCCTTCGCCTCAGCAAGAGTTTGAACAACTTGTGCCTCCAAGAGTTTGATTTGGGCTTGTTGCAACTCAGCCTTGGAGACCAAGTCGAGGAGCTTGATCTTGAAGTCGAGTTGCTGCTTGGCCTGAGCCGACTGTTGCTTGAGTTGCTCGATCTGAAGCTTCGGGTTCTGCGGAGGCGGAACGGCGAACGGACCCTTAGGATCAGGTAGGAACTTGTCGATGTCAGGGACCTTCAGGGCTTGAAGGTAGTAACGATGGACTTGATAGATGTCGTAGCCTGGAGCCGCCATTGCCGCCTGCATCAGCGACGAGGCTTGGTTGTAGCGTTGGGCGTCCGACATGTAGAACGGGTCGGCGCTAGGGCGGATCGTAACCTCGGCATTCTTGTAGAGGTGCGCTGCTGCCTTAGACTGCGGCGGGGCTGACTGAGCGAAGTACGGCATGCTCTCGTCAAGGAACACGCAGTTCAGGCGGAACAGTTTGCGCAACTCCTGAGTGAAAGCCCGATGCGTCCGCTTGAAGATGCCGTTGAACACCTTCATGCCCTGCTCTACCATCGCACGGGAAGTCTCAGCCGGAGTATTCTGACCTGGGTTCTTACCTTGCAGAATGTCAACCGCACCAGCGATCTGCTGTCCATACTCGATGAGGAGGGTGAGCAGTTGGAAGAGCGACTGGTTAGGCGGTGGAGGGGGCAGAGGAACAACACTCTTCCTGATGTCATCTCCACTTCCATCAACAGTCTTCCACTCGCCGGGGCGGAAACGATACTCGCCCTTCTTATTCTTGAACCCGCGCCCAAGGAAGCCCCCTCCAGCATTGGCAAGGGTTCCCGAATCGAGCATCTGGTTGAGCGAGGAATCAATGGCGTGATTGAGCGGCCCGAGTAGAGCACC